GCAACTCCTTGGGCAAGCGCTGCATGTAGGTCAGCACGTTGTCGAGCGTGTCCTTCTCGACCCGGTGCACGGCGCGGTGCACAGTCATCATGTTGGTCGTCGGCGTGGCAGGCAGCTTGGCCTTGTCGGGCGCGCCGACAATGGAGCCCCACGAGGGCAGCCCATCTGCCAACTCCACATACGCCATCAGGTCCAGCGCCGCACGGGCACCCAGTGCACCAGCCAGGGCACAGCGCATCACCTCATCGTCACCCACCGCATCACGGTCGTTCAGCATGCGGCCAGCCGCAGCCAGAGAGCGAGGGGTCACGAACGCCTTGCGCTGCTCACCCCGGTGGTGGATGTACGGGTTCTCGGCAGGGGTCTGCACCGTGTCTTCCTCAGCCAGCACCTGCGGTGTGTCAGTTACCCACGCCAGCACAGCGTGGTGGACACCGTTGGCTACACCCCACTCGACCCACTCGGGGGCGGTCGGCTTACGCATGGTGATGACAGACATACGGTTGCGGACGTGCATCTGCATCGCGTCCCCCACACCCTCGGATGAGAGGTTCGTGGTGCCGAAGACCAGCGACCCCTGCGGCAGCGGGCGGTGACCCACACGCCGATCGAGCAGAACAGGCAGCAGGGCATTCTGCACAGGGCGGGACGCCTTGCCGAACTCGTCGAGACAGATGATGCGTGCCTCGTCGCTCTGCGTACCAAAGACTTCGTTGGGGTAGAAGGTGCTGGTCTTCGTGGCGTGGTCCACGGCAGGGATCTGAATGTCACCCACGTCGATCTGCGTGCAGTCGATGTACACAGGCTTGTGGTCGGGGAAACGCTCTGCAAGGGTATGCAGGATGCTGGACTTGCCTGTGCCCGAGGGACCCTCGATCAGGACGGTGGTGTGCGTGGCAAGGTTAGCCACGGCGTTGGCACATTGGTTGATGCTGAGTTTCATACTACCTCCAGTTAACTACGGTTAATCACGTGACGTTCAGTCACAACGAGAACTCCGACAGGATGTTATCCATCGCTGCACGGGTTGCCTTCTGCAACTCAGGGGACTCTTTCAGGCTGTCCATATCGACACGGGACAGGGCAGTCTCCAGCGCCACGCGGGCCTGCTCCAGCTTGGGATCGCCTGTCACATTCAGTGACGTGAGCAGAGTGCACAACTCCAAGCCTTGTTCAAGCATCGAGTCGTACAGCTTCGGGCGGCGCTTCTTCTTGATCTCCACCGACTTGAGCGAACCATCCTCGGCAAAGGTCTTGATCTCCTCCACTTGGTCGGGGTCATGCTCAAGGACGGCAGCCATCCGGTCACGCACCCATTCCACCTGCGTCTTCACGCGATCCCACGCATCGGCCACGGCACCCGACACCCGGACCGCGACGGCCTTGTCATACTGATCTTTCAGATCAGCGGCAGCGGCAGCACCGATGTCCACGCGGAAGTCTCCTGACTCAGGCACCGGCTCGATGGCGAACGAGAAGCGGAATTTGGCAGAGACCTCGGACTCTGGTGGGTACTCGGCACGGTCGAACAGTGCACCCATTTCAAAGGCTTGCTTGCTGATCTCCGTTGAATACGTCCTCAGGAAGACTTGGATGAGGTCGTTGAACCGCTGCTCGTACTTGGCAGCCTGCCCCATGACGTTGAGGTACTGGGCGGTGGTGATGAGCCTGCGTCCGTTGTCGTCCCACGGCAGGGTCTGGGTGTTGAACCATGCCCGCACCTCGCCTCGCAGCGACTTGATGGCCTCAAGGGCAGGGCACTCACTGAACAGGTGCTTGTGCACCGTAGCAGCACGCTTGCTGCGGGCACCCTTGGCCTGCGTCACCTCGTCGGCAGTCTTCTTGTCCTGCTTCCGTGCTTCCCACACGGATATGTTGATGCTGCCGAGCATGGCAGCGGTAGCGATTGATATCGTCATGACTCTCTCCTTGAAAAGCCCCTCTCGGGGCGGTTGGTTTAGATGCTGATGCTGAACGTGGCGTTACGCAGCGTCTCGTGCACGCGGTCGTCGATCTGGTCATGCAGATCACCTTCACGCAGGAAGTCAGCAGGGTCTTCGTCGTTCCAGTTACTGACGACACTGTCGTAGTCGTCGTGGTTGTAGGTCTCGCAGTGGTCGTCGATGGCACGCTCGATGAGCGCTTCGACTTGCTCGCGGGTCAGCCCGGTGGTGGGCGTGAGGTCTTGGCCTTGGGCGGGGTTGTTCTCAAGCGCGGCAATACGCTCCAGCAGCGGTGTCACTGCTTCCTCCACCATGCGCTTGATGTGCGCGTCGAGGGCAGACTGAACAGCAGAGAAAAAGACATTCGTTTCCATTTGCATAACTCCTCAATTGACTTACCGCTGGAGGGCAGCGGCCACCCACTCACTCACCAAAGGTGATGAAGCACACTGTGCATTCACCGTATGGGCGAAGCTCTATCATATCACCATACTTAACGGTAACGCAACGCTTACCGTTCCAGCCGATGTGATGCTTCACTCGGCGCACCACGCTGTAGTCTGACAGTGCCATCGGCACGTCGAGGATGTATCTACGCACCCACCCGTAGTTAGCTTCACCGTTGAAGGTGTCGGTGACTTCGATGTTTACTTTCATGTCACTCTCCTTGCAGTTTCTTTATCATTACGCGGGCTTCCTCTACAGCTTCTTCCACCATATCGCCGTAGTAGTCGCTTGACGCTACAAACTGGCTGACACTGTCATAGCAACAGCCGCCGAGGTACGCAGTGCCCAGCGTGATACCTTCCTTCCGGGCCTCTACTCTGGCGATGAAGTAAGCCAATGTTCCATCTTCGATCTTCCGCAGTGTCTCGGCTCGTTCCTCCTCGGTCTCATCCCAATCAGGTGGCATATCCTCGGGAGTGACAGAGAGAACAATTTCGAAACCTGCGGCGGTTTCAGTGTGTGCGGTTTCCCAATACATAACTTCTCCTTAGCGGTGCAGACCGCCCTTGTTGTTGATACCGGCAGCCGCTTCGCGGGCAAACTGCGCTGTGAAAAACATCGCGCCTTGCTTGTGGGGTGTGAGCACACACCAGCCACGCCGCTCCTCACGGGCAGCCTCCTCGCCGCAGAACAAGCAGAGCTTGTAGCCGAGCGCCGCACGGCGCGGGTCAATGTCGTCATCACAGTGGATGCAGTTCACGCTTCTCTCCTTTATTGTTACAGGCTATACCCAACAACTTCGCCATCAGCCAGCACGGGCTCGATGACTTGGAAGACATACTCACTGCGGTCGCAGCCGAGCGTGCTGTCGTCGCCACGCCACAGGAAACCCATGTCTGCGCAGTCAATGCACGGGCCCGGTGCGTTGTCCCGCTCCCATCGGCGAACTTCTCGCCACTCCTCATCGTTGAAGGAGGATGGGTCTCCATTTATCAGGTAGCTGGCCCAGTGTGTGGGCAGCAGGAAGGTTTCGGTTTTCATTGCAGTTCCTCCGGGATGTCTACCTCGTCACCGAGGCAAAATGTTACGAAGCAGCGCATGGCTGTGATGAGTGGGGTGGGGCCAGTTGTCTGACACCGCATAGTGTCACCTTCATCCAAGTCGATTTCAGCAAGCCATGTAGACACACCGCACTTACGGGTTTGGATTTCCTCACGCTCAATGATTGGCCCGCCTTGGGCCCAGTCGGTGGAGGGTTGCCACTTGTTGAAGTAATGCACAACAGTCGTGCCGTTACGCATGACAGCCATGTCGATATCAAAATAGCCTTCACACTTCGCCACTGCCCAATCAAGGGCGACACCTTGCAATTCACTTGTCTTCATATCTACCTCCGATTAAACGCGTTTAAGAGTAGTACCGACCGACGACAACGTCGTCGTCGTTGACGAACTTGAACAGCACGCCGCTGAAAAACGAGTCCGACACGATGCCGTGCCAGCCAGCAAAGGTGATGAAGCCCAACTCGCGGGTGATGTTCTGGCTGTCGTACACGTCATACCACCAGCCCTTGTACTGGACGAAGCGCGGGCTGTAGTGGTCAGCCAGCAGGACGTAATCAAAGTCAGCCTGCACCTTGGCAGACAGGTCCGCGAAGCACGCCATCGGGCGTGGGCGGTTGTTGGTGATGATCTGCATGGTTACTCTTTCCAGTTGTTGCCGAGGACAAGCTCGCCCTCGTCGTTGATCCACGCCTTCGCGCACTGCCTCTGCATGGTTAGGCCCTCGCAAGTAAGGCGTCTATAGTCTGTGCGACCGGCACGGTGTTGTGCCCGCAGGCGGTGACGATCTCGGAATCACCCGAGGCCCAAGCGAACAAATCATGGCGCAACTCCTGCGCCTGCTGCAGCAGGTAGGCACGGTATTCACCGCGACGGCCCACCGCGCGGTTTACAATTTTGTTGTGTTGCGCCACGAGCGCAGCCATATCGGCTGCGAACTGCTCGGCCTTAGCCGCACCTGCCCTGACAGTCAGGGCGTGACAGCAGATGTACCCCTGCTCGGACACGCGGGTTTCGATCTCTTCGACCGTGGGGTCGATCTGCTCACGCATGGATGCAAGGATGATGTGGGCTGTGGTGTTTAGAGTCATATCTTCCTCTTCGGGGTTTGGTTTGTCGCAGCACCGCCGACGATTGTCGGCTGCACATGCTGCTTAAAAGGCACCACCACATCGACGCATCACGCGCCGAGATATAGATACCCTTTAAGCAGGGGGCATGTTGGGTGGTGTCTTTCCTAACCACCTCCGCCCCCGTGCGGGGTTTCATGTATTACCGTCGAGGGACTCTTACCCCCAAACGATATGCAGGGAGTGTTACGGATCCTTTGCGGTGTGCTCTCAACCTTTCGGTTTCGATTCACCTTCCTACCTGCCACGGACCTCTTACTGCACGGGGCACCCTACAGGGTGATAAGACGTGCACGGGTTGATGTGACTCAGCAGTAACACCATTACGCAAACGATAGCGCCGTGATCACGGCGCGACTGAACACTATGCCAAGCGCCGCACCGAAGTGCAGCGAGCATTACTAAATTGTTTAAGAGCGTAGCTGCTAGCAGTGCTTGCAGCGTATCGGTTGATTTCCCAGCCGATGTATCTATTATATGCCAAGTAGCTCCTTATGTCAAGCATTTCGTATGTCATTCTGTCACTCCCAATCATCGACTAATTTCCGTAGTTTGATGTTCTTGGTTGCTTCTTCGACAGCTTCGGCAGTCTTCTCGTTTGGCACGGGTGGGTGCTTCTCAGTCCACTCCTTGAACATCTCAGCCAAGGCAGGGCGGTTCTTGAGCAGAATGGGCAGCGCGTTCACCGTTTTACCCTCGACCAGCTTCCGGGCCAGCATGCTCATCACCATCACGTTGCCTGATACGTGGGGGGTCCGAATGTCGCGCCTCCCGATGCGAGGTGCGTAGTACGAGGCAGGCTCATCCCAAGCTAGGTATACACCCAGTACAGGACAGCGGGTAACGAACCCGCCCGGTTCGCCTTCAACGTAGAAGTCCTGCAAAATGAAGGAAGTGGTCGTCTCGTTTGTCCTGCACTGCTGGACAGCAGCTTTTAGGGCCTTCAACTTGTACGCGTGCTCTGAAGTGGCAGACTTCGGAAAGCTGTGCTGTCTGCCCGTCGTTCGCGGGTCTGGTACACCGTCAGTTTTCGGTACCGTGGGTATTTTTAGCACCTTGTTCACCAGCGCAGGGGATACACACATCAACGCCGCTACAACTTGCACGGCTGTTTGTACTCGCTCCTCGGATGCAAAGTCACCGAGACCCATACGCTCTGTAGCTTTCTTGAATGTTTTTTTGATGGAGTGATCGCGCATCATCACCATCGTCTGCTGGTGTTCAGCCGGGTGGAGTACAACATTGCGTATGTTCCGCAGGGTGTGCACCTTGGCATTCGGGTGCGGTGTGAACTTGATGTCCCCGGGAGGGGTAGCGTATGGCAGGTCGCTGGTGAGTTGCAGGCAGGGGGAGTAAGGGCCGAAGGGGGCGATGTAGTCTTCGAACGTGAGGATCACGTCTTCGGGGTCACCCCCGAAAGAACCCATGATGTAGGGCACAGGTAGGCCCCAAATGTTAGTTGGGTTGAGTCCGTTGCTGCGGTAAACGACGTGGGGTTCGCCGTGCTTGTTGGTCTGGATCATGCAGCGGCGAGCGAGCAGTTCGGGGTCGGGGTAGCGCATGGTGTGGGGGCTCCTGGGGTTGAGAGGGCTAGGAGTTGTCATGGTAGCATAACTGGAGCGGGGTGCGCAAGGGGCTAGCTTTACTGGTGCTACATCATTTTTCTACTATCAGTAAGACTGGGAAGGGGGGTGCTCGCGGAGTTAGTGTGTGGAATTAGGGGGTGGAATTATGGACACAAAGTTATGATAACGGCTAAGTTGTTGATTTGATTGGATTGTTCCTCGCGTTCCTGTGTACCGCTCCGGAACCTATTAAGAAGCCAGCGACCCCCCCTTAGCCATATACGGGAAATAAGCGAATAAGGGTTATTCCCTAACTCTAGAAGTTTAATAGAAATTGAAGAGATACAGGAACACAAGGAACGAAGTCGGGCGGGCTGCTGGCGTGCCACTCCTGCTCAGCCTCGCGGACTCTAGGGGACCGGATGTCGGCGCTACCCAAAGTTAGTAACCTTACTAACTTTCTCTGCGCAGTGCGTGGAGGTAGCGCAGCGTCGATGTGCGGGCTCGCGTACAGGCGTGGCGTGGGGCCTCGCGTGCTGGCGTGCCACTCGCGTACTCTTGACATCCGGTCCCGAGCAGGCGCAAAAAAAACCCCGCAGGGCGTGTACCCTGCGGGGCTGCGATCACTTGCGAAGTGTGACCAGTTCACCAGTCAATTCATCAATACCGTGTTCATCCATTAAAGCGCGCACTTCGGCGTGGTCTAACCATTGCCCTACACTGACAATTTCCTCCAGTGTTTCGGGGTGGAAAATAGGTACCGTGATTCTGATGAGATCAAATTGCATATAACCTCCAAAAGAAAAGCCCCCCGAGGGGGGCGAATTGTTTACTTACGATGCTTGCGCAAGAGCGCGATCATTTCAAGTCCGGCGTTTTGGAACCGATCAACATCCACGACGTCAACCACCGTTGTCGCTTTGTTTATCAAGTCCTGAATCCAGACCAAAGGGTCAGCGCTTGGCTCAATCTTTTCCTCGGCCTTCTTTTCCTTCTTGGTCCGGACCTTGTCCGGGTTCTGGACTCGGTCAACATATCGGCGTACCAAGCCGAAGATACTACCGACTTGCTGTTGCCAGTACTTACGGGTCTGGCTCAGGACCTTATCATCGGCTTCACGCAATGCTTCCCGTGACATGCCGAGCAATTCTCCGACAGTGTAGGTGTCGCCTCCAAATTTCATCGGCTTGACGGATGCCGACAATGCTTCCGTGATCATCTTCTCGATAGTCTCAATCAGACTATCATCCTGCGAAGGATTCGGCTCATCCTTCGTACCCTTCGTCAGGGCTTCGACCCGGGCGCCGGCTATGTAAAGGGCCTTACCGGCTTTGCTCCAACGATCGCGAGCCGTGTTCTCGGCATTAACAGCAGAAGCAACGACAGTGCCGCATTGCTCAGCAACAGCAGCGGCGACAACAGACAACTTCAATTGTGACATGGTATATCTCCGTTAACGTCACACCTAGCACGTCCAGGACCGGTAGACGTTTCTGACGTCTACACTATAGAGAAAGCCGTGTTTTTCTGGTTAGGAAGCTTCCTAACCCACCCACACCGGACCCCCCTTGTATGCGTTGGGACTCCGCCGCCGCGCTTCGCGCTGTGATCTGCACAAACAAGCCCTACAAACCCTCGTAACAGCGGTATTAGGAACGTAATTCGATACGAATTAGGCTACGGCAATAAAAAATAAATCCCGCCAGCGGACCCCCACCCCTGCCAATATAGAAACACCCCCGGGTAGGAGTCCCTACCTCCCCTTGCAGGCGTAGATTTTTCGCGTTACATTCCGCCCACCGAAGATCTGCTTCGTGCTGCCATGATTCAATGCCCTGTTGACGAGTACGTTCCGCTGCCGACGAAGTCTGGCTCCCAGTCTGCCAAGCTCTGCTACGCGGAAATCAAAGCCAAGGCACGCGCTGCAGTGAACGCAGCCAACCTGCTGGACATCGTGGGGTACAAAGACGAGCCCGAGGACATGGAGTTCGTCCAGGCCATCACGCACAACGCGCTGCGTCGATCGGCCCAAGGCAAGGAGGTGCCCTCTGAAGAGGTCAACGCGGCCATCAGCACCCCTGCCAGTGCGCTGTTCGTTGAAAGAATCCTGACTGCCTATGACATGGAGGTGGTAAAGGACGCCAAGCGCCTGCGACACTTCGTCACGAACAAGCTCATCGTAGAGACCGAAAACGTCGATGCACGCATCCGCATGCGTGCCCTGGAACTGCTAGGCAAGGTCAGTGACGTGGGGCTGTTCACCGAGCGCACTGAGATCACCGTCAACAACCGCAGCACCGTGGAGTTGGAGACCTCCCTGCGGGACAAGCTGCGCAAGCTGATGGACGTGTCAGGTGCCGAAGACGCCAAGATCATCGCTCCGCCAATCACGCTCGATACCCCCATCAGTGCCAAAGCCATGCTGGCTGGCTCCTGACTGTGCAGCTTCTCACCGAAATCGAGATCGAGGCCCTGGCTGCCAACATCAGCCAGTTCAGCCCTGAGGAACAGAGCCAGATCGCCGTCATCATCGATGAGCTTGAGCGCAGGAGGCAGGCCAAACTCTGCCAAGACAGTCTGATCGAGTTCTGCAAGCACATGGACCCGACCTACGTCGTGGCTCCACACCACAAAAAGCTGGCTGAACTGCTGACCCAGATCGCTTTCGGACACAAAGACCGCATCGCGGTGTCCATCCCGCCCCGCCACGGCAAATCGCACCTCGTTAGTACCCTGTTCCCAGCATGGTTTTTAGGCAAATTTCCGGGCAAAAAGGTGCTGATGGTCTCCCATACGGGCGATTTGGCCGTCGATTTTGGTCGAAAAGTGCGAAATATCATCGCAGACCCACGGTACGCATCGATCTTCCCCGGAATCACCCTCGCTGCTGACTCAAAAAGCGCTGGTAGATGGTCAACGAATCACGGAGGGGAGTATTTCGCCACTGGTGTGGGTGCTGCACTGGCTGGACGGGGCGCTGACCTGCTATTGGTGGACGATCCGCACTCGGAACAGGACCTTTTGGCGGGTAATTTCGAGGAACTGGAGAAAACCTATCAATGGTTTGCCTTTGGTGCCCGTACACGCTTGATGTCAGGTGGTCGGATAGCGGTAATTCATACCCGGTGGCACCAAGACGACCTCATTGGGCACCTGATAAAAGATGGTGCTAATAACCCCAGGGCAGACCAATACGAAGTGTTTGAATTCCCTGCCATTATGACGGTGAAAAAGCCTACCGACGATGGTGAAGAGGTTGCCGAGAAAGCACTTTGGCCTGAGAAATTCGACCTAGAAGCGCTTGAGCGTACCAAAGCATCAATGCCTGCGTTCCAGTGGAACGCGCAGTACATGCAGAACCCCACCGGGGAGCAGGGTGCGATCATCCAGCGCGATTGGTGGAAGCCGTGGAAGAAGGACGACCCACCATCCTGCGAATACATCATCATGGCCCTGGACGCAGCGGCGGAAAAAAACAACCGCGCTGACTTCACAGCCTTGCTGACCTTCGGTGTGTTCAGTGACGATGACCTGACAGACGGTGCCTCGCACATCATTCTGCTGAACGCTATAAACACCCGCGTCGAGTTCCCAGAACTCAAAGATCTTGCCATCCGTGAGTGGAAAGAGTGGGACCCCGATGCGTTCATCGTGGAAAAGAAATCCAGCGGCACGCCACTGTTTCAGGAGCTTCGGCGCATGGGCATCCCCGTGCAGGAGTTCACCCCACACCGGGGCACCGGGGACAAGATCGCCCGTCTGAACGCCGTGTCTGACATCCTGCGCTCAGGGATGGTCTGGTATCCTGAAGGACGCCGTTGGGCTGAGGAAGTGATCGAGCAGTCTGTCGCGTTCCCCTACGGGTCGCATGACGACATGGTGGACTGCCTGAGCATGGTGCTGGCAAGATACCGGCAGGGCGGGTTCATCAGACTGCCAACGGACTACCGGGACGAACCGTCCTATCGCAACCGCGTTACGTATTATTGACATTGAAATAAAAGGCAGTAAATCATGGCAACGAACTTCGACCCCGCGATGATGCCCCTTGACACTGCCCTCATGGGCGATGAGCCCGCCATCGAGATCGAGATCGAGAACCCTGATGCTGTCAGCATCGGCATCGACGGGGTTGAGATTGAACTGATGCCGGAACCTGAGACTGCGGGCACATTTGACGCAAATCTTGCGGAGTACATGGACGACGGGGAGCTTCAAACCCTGGCTTCTGAGTTGATTGACCTCGTAGATGCGGACATCAACAGTCGCAAAGACTGGACAGATATGTTTGTCAAGGGTCTAGAGGTCCTTGGCATGAAGTACGAGGAGCGTACTGAGCCCTGGAACGGGGCTTGTGGGGTGTATTCGCCTCTTTTGACTGAAGCCGCGATCCGTTTCCAGTCGGAAATGATTACCGAGACCTTCCCGGCGCAAGGTCCGGTGAAAACTCAGATCATCGGAGCGGTTGACCGACTGAAAGAAGAGGCAGCAGAGCGGGTTCGTGATGACATGAACTACATGCTGACCGAGCGGATGATTGACTACAGGTCCGAACATGAGCGGATGCTGTACTCCCTCGGCCTTTCTGGTGCTGCTTTCAAGAAGATCTACCCGAACCCCAGTACTGAGCTGCCTGCTGCTCCGTTTGTCCCGGCTGAAGACCTTGTGATGCCCTACGGGGCGTCAAACGTGTACACAGCAGAGCGTGTGACTCATGTCATGCGCAAAACTGAAAACGAGATCAAGAAACTACAGGTAGCAGGTTTCTACAAAGACGTAGAACTGGGTGAACCTGTCAGGTTCTTTACTGACATTGAGAAGAAAAAGGCCGAGGAGCAAGGGTATACCCTTACCGACGATGATCGGTATCAGGTATTGGAGATCCACGTAGACTGGGACATGCCGGGGTACGAAGATGAAGTTCCTTTGCCGTATGTGGTCACGGTTGAAAGAGGAACCAACACCGTCCTGGCCATCCGAAGGAACTGGGAAGAAGGAGACGACAAGAAACTCAAGCGACAACACTTCGTCCAGTACACGTACATCCCCGGGTTCGGGGCCTACGGACTTGGGTACATCCACCTTATTGGTGGTTATGCTCGCGCTGGCACTTCCATCATCCGACAACTGGTGGATGCTGGCACCCTGTCAAATTTGCCGGGTGGCTTGAAGTCTCGCGGCCTGAGGATCAAGGGCGACGACACGCCTATCGCTCCGGGCGAGTTCAGGGATGTGGACATTCCTTCGGGGAGTGTGCGTGACAACATCATGCCGCTTCCTTACAAGGAGCCTAGCCAAGTTTTGGCGGCTTTGCTCCAGTCAATTACTGAAGACGGACGGAGGCTTGCGTCGGTAGCGGACCTCAAGGTCAGCGATATGAGCGCCCAGGCTCCTGTTGGGACAACGCTGGCAATTTTGGAGCGACAACTGAAAACCATGTCGGCGGTGCAAGCCCGCGTTCATGCATCTCTCCGCATGGAGTTCAAGCTCCTCAAGGGCATCATTCGGGATTTCCTGCCTGCGGACTATTCCTACACGCCGGAGGGTGGTGATCGGTCGGTCAAGCAATCTGACTACGACCTTGTTGAAGTGATTCCGGTCAGTGATCCCAACGCCGCCACGATGGCGCAGCGGATCATGCAGTACCAAGCTGCACTGCAACTGGCTCAAGGTGCCCCGCAGATTTACGACCTTCCTCAACTTCACCGGCAGATGCTTGAGGTGTTGGGTATCAAGAACGCAGAGAAGTTGGTCCCGGTTGAAGACGATCAGAAACCGCGTGACCCTGTGTCAGAGAACATGAGTTTTCTGACTGGTAAACCCACCAAGGCGTTCATCTATCAGGACCACAAGGCGCACCTTACAACGCATATGTCAATGTTGCAAGACCCGGCGATCATGGGGATGATGGGGCAGACCCCGATGGCTCAACAGATGCAAGGGGCGATCATGGCCCACGTTGCCGAACACATGGCGTTTGCCTACCGGCAACAGATCGAAGAGCAGCTTGGCGTCCCAATGACCGCGCCGGATCAGGAATTGGATGAGCAGACTGAAGTTCAGTTGTCTCGTCTGGTTGCTCAAGCAGGGCAGCAGTTGCTTCAAAGCAACATACAAAAGGCCCAGCAACAACAAGCCCAGCAACAGGCACAAGACCCTGCATTGCAAATGGCTCAAGCTGAACTGCAACTCAAGCAAGCCGAGATGCAACGCAAGGCGCAGAACGACCAGATGGACTTCCAAATCGCGCAGCAAAAGTTGCAACTTGAAGCGCAACGTCTACAACTTGAGGCCCAGAAGAATCAGGGCGAAGACCCCCGGCTAAAGGCCATGAGGTCGCAGCAGGAGCTTCAACAGAAGGAACAAGTCCATCGCCAAAAACTCAACCATCAAGCGCAGCAGCAACAGGCCAAGATGCAACAACAGGCTATGAAGGCAGCTCAACCCAAAGCACCGAGGCAGTAAATGGCAACCGCATTCGACGTAGTTATCAAAGAACTGGAAGAGCGCCGCGAAACCATCGCGCAGGCGCTTATCTCAGGTGCGGCAAAAGATTTTGCCGAGTACAAATTCATGACGGGTGAAATCCAGGGTCTTTCACGCGCTCATGCTTTCATAACCGACCTTGTGCGAAAGATGGAAAACGACGATGAGTGAACTACTCCTGAGCGACGGCCAAAACACAACCGTGTTGCCGCAAACCGACGAGGAAAAGGCCCGACAAGTGCCTGATCCTGTGA